CCCAGACATGCGACAACCTTCCACCCTATATCGTATCTCACCATCGGGGCATCGTGCAAGTCCCCTGTTGTTGATCTGCCACGACAGAAGCCTCTTGAGTATCTTACGATCAGAATGGTTGAACATCCCGAGCCACATCCTGTGCTCGAACTCAAGGGCCTCTCTAGATACATGTTGATCAAAGCGGGACGCGTCCATTCCAATCCCAACAGGGTCAGAAAATGAATTCCACATAGAGTGGAAATCCTTCCCGGCCTGGTCGGAACTGATTCCTTTGAATATTGTGCGCCCGCCAAATGTCTTGTCAATGGCTTTGAATAGGTACTCTTCAGAATGGCGGAGGAATCTGCCCACCTCGACATTATACCTAGGATCCCTAGGTTGTATGACGCGGGGGGCAGGATCGGGCTTGGCAGTGATATTGAGTTTTTCTGCCTTTACGAACGTTGAGAGCCAGGCGTCCTTCTCCCTTACGGGAAGCACTGCTAACGACTCCACCGCACGTTGGTATCTCTCGAGCTTGCGACCAGTATAAAACCCCAAGAACTCTTGGGGTGTCAAGCTGGTGGTCTTAGCAAGATGGACACTCAGCGCGCGATGGAACCGGGACAACTGGTTGAACGCTCCGGGGGTGGGTTTTGGTGTAGGTTGAAGTTCGCCATTAACTTCCACCATATATAGTCTTTCAACTAGCCCCCGCCGAACATTACCCAAGGAGTGATCGTGCACTCCATACCGGATGTGTGTACCCAAACCCGTAAACCGGTACAACTTACGGGTTTTTGCGAGGGGGGGTCCTCTCTTCACCAGCATCCCCTCCGGCGCACCCCTCCATGTGGGAGTGGTGAACCCACTGGTGACGAGTAGGCCCCCCTATTTGTAATCGGAGGGGCCCAGAAGGGCCCTCCGATCTCTCATTTCAGCGCATTGCCTCAAGCTCGCTGCGAGAAAATCTTCATCCAAAGGGATGAAACAAGCCGCAACGGCCAAAGGCACCATGTGTGCTATGTGGGATGGGCGTAACCCATGTTTGATCATCTCCTCCCTGCAAATGCGAGCATAGACCAATTCATTGGCCTTTATGTTGCTGAGGAGTCCCACCTGAGCCTTAGCGAGATGGGCTACCCGGACAGCGTATGGGATACGGCGGTGTGGTCTCACGAGCTTTATATCCTTTCTGACTGGCTCTTGGGTGAGATCTGCATCTTCGCCTTCCCCTGCTGCTGCGGTGTAGCTGGAGTCGCCGGGGAACATGGACTCCTTCTGGAACATGAGGACCATGTCCTGGAAGACAGCCTTGGTAGCGGGGTGGATAGTGACCTTGAAGGATAGTACATACTTAAACAGCATGTACACCCCAACACAGCACACCGACATCCAGAAAAAGAAGTCGACATTCTGGATGACAAACACGAGGATGGATGTGGCGACACCCAAGAGGAATGCGAGGCTGTTGAGGATAGTCATGGTAAGGAATGCCATGGCTAGCAGACTCTGCCAACGAG